CGCTGGTAAGTGGTTTATTTCAAGAGGTTAATACTCCTACAGATAAATTAGACTTCGCTGGTAATACTACAGCCGACCTTGGAGAGAATACTAATCTATATTTTACAAATACTAGGGCTAGAGCAGCTGTATCGGTAACAGATGCAGGAGGTCTAGGAAGTCTTGCATATAATAGTTCAACTGGAGTAATAACTTATACAGGTCCCTCTAACTCAGATATAAGAGGTTTACTAAGTATAGCTTCTGGATCAGGACTGACATATAACAGTTCAACAGGAGAGTTCGGAACTAGTGCGATACCTAATGGGCAGTTAGCTAATTCTGCAGTAACCATAGGAAGTACAAGTGTTTCTTTAGGAGGTACAGTTTCAACTATTACAGGAGTAAACTCTTTTGCTTCTACAACATTAATATCAGGCACTGCTGATGCTGCTAATGCTATAAAACTTGAGAATGGAAGTATTGTATTTGAAGGTTCTACTGCGAATAATTTTGAAACAACCTTAGCTCTTACTGATCCTACAGCTGATAGAACAATTACATTACCTGATAATTCAGGAACCGTATTAACAACTGGATCTTCAATTGCTAACAGTAACCTAGCTAATTCATCTCTAACAATTGGAAGTACAAGTGTTGCACTTGGAGCTACAGCTTCTACTGTAGTTGGATTAAATGCTCTGGTATCAGCTGAATTAATTGCAGGATCATCTGATGGAGCAGCTAATTCTATAAAGATAACACTTGGAGATATTATATTTGAAGGATCAACAGCTGACGGTAATGAAACATCTTTAACTGTTACTGATCCTACAGCTGATAGAACAATTACATTTCCTGATGCCACAGGAACGGTTGCGTTATTAACCTCACTTAGTATTGCATCTGGATCAGGATTAACTTATAACTCAAGTACAGGAGAATTTTCAACCAATGCTATCCCTAACTCCCAGCTGGCAAACAGTTCTGTTACTGTTGGTAGCACTGCTATTGCCTTGGGCAATAGTAGCACGACACTTACTGGCTTAAGTTCTGTAACTTCCACTGCGGTAGTAACTAATGACAGTGGATTCAGAATTAGAGACAATTCAGATAATACAAAACAACTTGCTTTTGAGTGCTCAGGAATATCTACAAGCACCACAAGAACATTAACCATTCCAGATGCGAATGGAACTATAGCAACTCAGGCATATGTTAACTCTCAGATTAGTGCTGAAGATTTAGATGTTGAAACTGATTCAGGTAATTTTGATGTTGATTTAAATTCAGAAGCATTAACAATTGCAGGTGGAACAGGTATTGATTCAAGTGGATCAGGAACTACAGCTACTCTTGCTATAGATTCAACTGTCACAACTCTTACCGGATCTCAGACTCTTACAAATAAAACATTAACCAGTCCTGTTTTAAATGGAACTATATCAGGCACATCGATAAAAGATGAAGACAATATGTCTAGTAACTCAGCTAGTCATCTTGCTACTCAACAATCAATCAAAGCTTATGTAGACACGGAAATAGCAGGTGTACCACAAGGTGATATCACAGCAGTTACTGCAGGAACTGGTTTATCAGGTGGAGGTACTTCAGGAGGAGTTACCTTAAGTGTTCCAAACTCAGGTGTCAGTGCTGGTTCTTATGGTTCTGCAACAGCAATTCCATCAATAACAGTAGATGCAAGAGGATTTGTTACAGCTGTTTCTACAAATTCAGTTACTACAACCACAAACCTAGGTGTTTCTACAGCAACAGATGCTGTAACTGTAACAAGTAGCACAGGAGATAATGCAACTATAAATGAAGCATCTGGTTCTGCTGCTGGTGTAATGTCTGTGGCACATCACGATAAGTTAGATGGTATTGCTAGTGGAGCTACAAACGTAACTAATACAAACCAGTTAACTAATGGTGCTGGTTTTATAACTGCAACTCTAACCAACGAACAAGTTGAGGATATTGTTGGAGGTATGCTCACTGGTAATACAGAAACAGGTATTACTGTTACTTATCAGGATGGAGATGGAACTATAGATTTTGTTGTTGCTTCTCAAACAGATGAGAATTTTACAACTACTTTAAAAAATAAACTTGATGGTATTGCTGCATCTGCAACCAATGTCACTAATAACAATCAACTTACTAATGGTGCTGGATATATAACTGCAACTTTAACAAACGAGCAAGTACAGGATATTGTTGGAGGCATGCTTACTGGTAATACTGAGACAGGTATAACAGTAACATACCAAGATGGTGATGGCACTATAGATTTTGTTGTAGGAAATGCTGCCACCGCAACAGCCCTTGAAACTGCACGAAATATTGGTGGTGTTAGTTTTGATGGAACAGCAAATATAAACCTCCCTGGTGTTAATACTTCAGGAAACCAAAATACCTCTGGGACTGCTGCTATTGCAACAACCGTAACTGTAGCTGATGAGTCATCGGATACTACTTGTTTCCCTTTATTTACTACTTCTGCAACTGGTAATTTAGCTCCTAAGAGTGGATCTAATTTAGCGTTTAATTCTTCTAATGGTACATTAACTGCAACATCTTTTTCTGGGGATGGATCAAATCTAACAGGAATATCAGCTGGAGCTACAGGTGGAGGAAGTGATCAAATCTTTTATGAAAATGGTCAAAATGTAACAGCAAACTACACCATAACAAATGGTAAAAATGCTATGTCTGCTGGCCCAATCACTATTGATAGTGGTGTAACTGTCACTGTCGGAGCAGGTGAGACTTACACAATTGTTTAATTTAAAATAGTATTATGGCAACCCAAGTACAATTTAGAAGAGGAACTACTGGCGAACACTCTGGTTTTACAGGTGCAGTCGGTGAAGTAACTGTAGATACTGAAAAGAAAGTACTTTGTATTCATGATGCAACTACAGCAGGTGGATTCCCTTTATTAAGAGAAGATTTTAGTAATTCTAATCTGTCATTAGGATCATTAGGCAGTTGTGCATTGAAGTTTGTTAATGATCCAGATACAGGAATAATGAGCACTGGTCAGGATCAAATACAGCTGGTAACTGCAGGAGTTGCAAGGCTTACAATAGATTCATCAGGCACAATTACAATTCCCAGTAACTTGATTGTTTCAGGAAATCTGACTGTTACTGGAGAATTGGATAGTGGTAATCAGATTGCTCTCATACTGGCTCTAGGATAATATGGCAAACACTTTTAAGATTGATACTAAATCTTCAGTAAGCACTTCAGGAAACAACGTAGTCACTGCAGGAGGTTCTGCAACTCTAGTTATCTTAAGTATTTTGATTGCAAATAAAACAGCAGCAAGTGCTCAGGTTGATGTTTTTGTAAACAAAAACAGTGGAGATGATGTATTTTTAATTAAAAATGCTCCAGTTCCAGGTGGATCATCATTAGAAATAATCAGTGGATCAAAAATAATTCTGGAATCAAGTGATGTCTTACAAATAACTTCAAATACAGCTAGTGCTTTGGATGCTGCAGTAAGTTACCTAGAACAGACATAAAATGGCTTTAACACAGAATACTGATCTCTCTAATTTACTTATTAAGTTTGAGATTCTTAAGGCTGAAGTTGCTTCTTTAGATGATAAATTAAATGAACATAAAGTATTGGAACTAGAAGATAATACTTGGGAAAATGTTAGAAAGAAAAGAGATTATTTATTAAAGTCCAGTGATTGGACTATGAATCCAGATACGACAATAGATCAAGCTCAGTGGGCTGCATACAGACAGATTCTCAGAGATCTTCCTCAGACTTATAAAGATAAGACTTCTGATGATGTTGTATGGCCGACACAGCCATCTACTGCAGGACCTAATACTTAGTAATTCTAAAGATTACTGACCTTAAAATAAGGAGAGAAAAAAGAATATTGTAGTTGATTACCTATGCCTTATATAGGAAATGATATAAGAAGTAACGAAGATTATAAAATCATAGATGATATATCGAGTGGTTTTAATGGCAGTGAAACTTCGTTTGCTTTGCAGGTTGGAGGATCAGCACCTGTTCCTTTTCCAAAATTTGCACAACAGTTATTAATATCAATAAATGGAGTTGTCCAGGAACCAGATCCTACAGGTTCTGCTGGATTTAAAATACTAGGAACAAATATTGTATTTAGTTCTGCTCCTACCGGTGGACATGCATTCTTTGGTGTAATCTATGCAGGTGCAGATTATGTCAATGCTGGTGGAACATTTCCAGATGGATCAAGTGAAGTTCCTTCTGTCACATTTACTAATGATACCGATACAGGAATCTTTAGAAGTGGTAGTGGACTAGTTTCTGTTGTTTCCAATGGAACTAAAGTTGCAACTTTTCCTTCAAATCAAGGTAGCACTGGACAAGCTCTTGTCACAGATGGTGCTGGAGTGCTTTCATTCGGATCAGTATCAACAGCCACAGCAGTTACAGTGGCTGATGAATCATCTGACACTACTTGTTTTCCTTTATTTGTTACAGCAGCAACAGGTGATTTAGCCCCTAAGAGTGGGTCTAATTTAGCGTTTAATTCTTCATCTGGATTACTTACAGCCACAGCATTCAGTGGATCAGGTGCTTCTTTAACTTCTTTAAATGGATCAAATATATCTTCAGGAACTATAGCTGCAGCAAGGATAGCTACTCTTAATCAAAATACTACAGGATCTGCTGCAACACTAACAACAGCTAGAAATATTGGTGGTGTTAGTTTTGATGGGTCCGGGAATATAGATCTTCCAGGTGTTAATACTGCAGGAAACCAGAATACTTCTGGAACTGCAGCGATAGCAACAACTGTATCAATTGGTAATGAGGCATCAGACACTACTTGTTTTCCTTTGTTTGCTACAGCAGCAACAGGTAACTTAGCTCCTAAAACAGTAAGTAGTTTAACATTTAATTCATCAAATGGAACTTTAGCAGCAACTACATTTTCTGGAAGTGGAGCAAGTTTAACAAACTTACCAGCAGCTAATTTAACAGGTACTTTACCTGCAATTGATGGATCAAATCTTACTGGTATTTTAGCTGGAGCTACAGGTGGAGGAAGTGACGAAATCTTTTTTGAAAATGGCCAAACTGTGACAACAAACTACACCATAACAAACGGTAAAAATGCTGGTAGCTTTGGACCAATTACTATTAATAGTGGAGTCACCGTCACAGTTGGAGAAGGTGAGACTTATACAATCGTTTAGTCAAAAAATTACACTGATAAAATAAAACTATGAGTACATTAAAAGTTAATAGCATAATACCAGTATCAGGAGTACCAACAGGCGGTGGTGGTGGTATCGTTCAAGTAAAACATACAACAAAAAGTGATTATTATTCCACAGGTAGCACAAGTTTCACTGGGATAACAGGATTTAATGTATCAATTACACCAACTTCAACTTCAAGTAAAATTTTTGTTATGGTTTGTGTTCAATACTCATCTGCTGGTTCGGGTGGTTCAAGAGTACAATTTCGTCTTGTAAGAGGTTCTACAGCAATAGCGATAGGTGACTCTAATGGAAGTAATCAACGAGTTACAGGAGGAAGTGAGGCCACTGGTGGAGGTGGAAACATGAAATCAGCAACTATTAATTTTTTAGATAGTCCTAATACTACAAGTGCAACTACATATGAAGTTGAAGCTATTGCTCCAGATGGTGCTGATTTTAGATTAAATCGTCCAGTAAATGATTCAACTGCTTCAAGCTATCATCAAACAGCAAGTCACATAACTGTGATGGAGGTGTCAGCATGATTATTTTTAAATGTTTAGCCCCCTTAAAATAACTATATAAATAACGGATTCTTAGATATGGGATTAGATCATGATGCTATAAGAAGAGCTTATTCAAATGTTGTATCAATCGATGATGGTCATGGAGCATTTGATGCAAGTGGCAATCAAGTAGATCTTGACCAAAGCAAAATTGACACGGCAAGAGCAACATTAAACGCTGAAGCTGCTGCTGTTTTATATAAAACACAAAGAACTGGTGAAGCTGGTACAACAGACACTATTTATGCTTCCATAGGTGATCAATTAGATATGCAATACAAAGATGCTATCAATGGAACGACAACCTGGAAGGATCATATTGCTGCTGTAAAAGCTAAATATCCTAAGCCATGAGTACATTAAAAGTTAATGCTTTACAAACTACATCTGGAGCTCAACTTTCAAGAGTTATTCAAACTGTCAGAGCTATTAAAACAGATACGTCTTCTTTTTCTATTAATACTTTAAGTATTTACGACGACACAAATTTTAGCATTTCAATAACACCAACAGTTTCTACTAATCTAATCTATGTATTTGGCCATTTAACTCTTGGTTTAGATGGTGATAATCAAGATATTGCGGTAGGAGTCAAAGTTAATGGTAGTGATTTAAATGATGTTATGGGTGATGCTCGTAGTAGCAGACGTAGAGCACATTCTGGTTGTCAAGAAAATAGTGGGGGTCATGGTGCAATTAGTGTTCCAATAAATATTATGTATGTGCCTAACTCAACTAGCCAACAAACCATCAATTTTAGATATAGTCATGGTTCTGGTGGTACAAGAACTTTATATATAAACAGAACAGAAAGAGATTCAGATAATGCAGAAAATGCTACATACGTAAGTCAACTTATCGCACAGGAGTTAGTACCATGAGTCAACTTAAAGTCAATTCAATCGTTCCAGTTAATGGACTTCCTGCTGGTTCTAGTGGTGGAATTATCCAAGTAAAACAAACGGTTAAAACAGATGAATTTAGTAATACTACACAAGATTCATTTTTTGATATTACTGGAATAAATGTTTCAATAACTCCAAGTTCTAACTCTAATAAAATTTTAATAGTAATTAATTTAGAAGTTTCTGCACCTAACGAGCTTTGTCTTTTTAGACTTTTAAGAGGTTCAACCGTAATTAATGTATCAACGGTAGGTTCATCAATTAATGGGTTTGGAATGGTTGATGGAGAGGCTTACAGTAATAACAATAGAAGTACTGAAGATATAACCTGTACTTTTTTAGATAGTCCAGCTACAACATCTTCAACTACATATAAGGTTCAATGTCGAAAAAACGGTAGCGGTACAATGAGATTAAACAGAAGAAATTTAAATGGTTCTGTTGGTTTTACTTCTCAAATAACAGCAATGGAAGTGACTGGTTAGTTTATAAAATAACAGTAGAATAGGTATATATAATATGAATAATGTACAGTCAAAGACCATCTAGATCGAAAAAAATACTTGTAGGTTCTTTAGGAATACTATTTGGACTGTCTCATCTTGCTTTAATACAGTCAACAGTTAATAAAAAAAGTAGTTTACCTCTAATAAATTTACCTGTAGGACCTTATACAAGTTACATAGCAAGTGTCACAGAGAAAGGATATACCATTAGATATAAATCTCATTCACCAAAGATAATTGGAAATGAAAAGCTGATTGAAAAACCAGCAGGTTTTCTTGGTTTAGGTAAAGCAGAAATCAAAACATTTGAACAGTCAGTAGCAGGAGGAACCTCTGGAAGCGTCTCAGAGAGCTCTGAACTAACTGCCAAGCAGATTGCATGTATCAAAGCAGAAGGCTCTGGAGAGGCTACAGGAAGGCTTGCAGCAGCCAGTATAACTGCTCCTATAACTCCTGCTCTTACAGAGATACCTTATGTCGGATGGTTAGTAGCTGGATTCTTTAATATGTTTGGACAGAAACAAGGTGCAGAAATAGGTAGTCAGATGGCTAAAGACTTTAAAGACTGTTAGTGCCTGAGATACAGACTATTGGAATAAATTATATAGGAGTCAATTCGATTCCTTTACCTAATATAAATTTTTCAATACCTCAAACTCCACCTGTAACATTACAAATTGGTTCTCCAATAGTTGATGTTCCAGGTTGTGTTAAATATAATCCTGCTAATAAAAATTCTATAGAACTTGTAAATCAAGATGAACGGGGATCTCGTGTCATGTGTGATGGTTCTGTCCCCTGGTTTGAACCTATCGATTATCAGCCAGAGAACCTGGTATATGTGCAGGAACAGTCAGTCCCTCCTGTAGCTCCACCTCCAGAAGTGGAACCACCTCAACCTGATCTAGGAGATATACCAAATACTCCGAAGGAAGATGTACCCTGTCCTGGACCTACAGACCAGAGGGTAGGTGATATGCGGAATGCTGAATCCAGGGAAAAGGTTGTATCTCATACGCTCTCAGAGGATGGTCAGACCTGCATAACTAATTATGAATTGACATCACCTATCGAAAAAATATTACCAACTGTACCTCAAGTCACTACAACAGCAGCAATCGCAGTCGTAGCAACAGCAGCTGCAGCTTCTACACCCCTATTATTAAGGTTAATAAAGCCTTTATTAAAGCAAGCTACTAAGAAAATTAATTAGGTAAAAAGATAGGTAAACCTTCTCGTGCAGAAATAAAAACTAATCAATATCGTGAGAAGAAAGGACTACCACCTTTAAAGAAAAAATAAAAACTTATTTTGGAATCTCATGTTGATGATTAGGAATAACACCATGAGGATTTGTCACAACAATATCTGCACAGATTTGATAGGCAGGACTCTTAGGATGGAAGGTAACTCCTAATTTTCGTTGCTCCGCACAATGTTTCAATCTTGATATTTCAAAATCTAATCTTTTATTAGCAACCAACTGGGCATGATATTGATTCTGTATGTCAGCAGCCTTCAGGCAGCCCTCATTATGACGTTTATCTAATGGTATGGATATTGTAGCTGAGATGCCCCATCCAATATTGTGATTTGATTTCTGACCTGTCCTAGTAGGTTTGTAATAAAGTATGGAACCTGGATTGTCTAACACTCCATCATTATTGGTATCAGAGTTGTCATATACTGGGTCAAGCCAAGAGCTTTCATATGGTTCTTTCCATGAATCACTCAGAGTTACAAATGGTGTAATGTTCAAGGTAGATCCTTGACACTGAACACCATTTCCATAAGTGTTAGTTATATATGGTCCTTGTAAAACCTGTATTGCCTGATTGGTTACCGACCCACTGGAGTTGGCCACTGGGTTGGCAGTAGCACTGACACCACCTACTTCATTGGCATAGATAGGAGTGCTGAATATGTTTAATGCAACTAGTAAATACTTTACTGACTGAACGTGGAAACCGTGTCTGTGACTGAAGTTACCTCGGTTGTCCTCTGGATTATGGTCTGAGATTTTAGCCCTGGTTGACTGAGTGTTGTTGTCAGTTGCCAAGGTTTGCTTGAATCTGTTACAGAGAAGTTCGGCATATTTGTAGCATCTAGGCTTGTCCACGTAGAATTAATTCCATTTACTGCTTGGGTTGTGCTCGTAGTAGGAGGTACCAAGCTGTTACTATCTGTGCTTATATTATTACCAGTTACTGTATATTGCCAGCCTGTCTGGTATTCGATCACATTTATTGTCTCCGTTACCGTACTAGATGTCTCAGTGTGACTGGTAAGACTACCACTCTGAAAGTTGGGAACGACTGGTACGGCTTCTACAGATGCACTCAGTGAGCTTAATACGACCACAGGTATTACACTTTTTAGGATCTTTCTCATCTTCATTTTCTTTGATTGCAAAAGCATGATCCTTTAGCTTCATTTGATACTGATCTCACTTACAAATTGACCTGTTGCACTTGATCCGGCACCGCCCCCTGTGAGTGTAATTGTTGAACTTGAATCGATTGTACCTGCTAATGTGCCTGCAGTACCTGCTGAAGTTGAGGTTTGATTAGAAAAAGCACTAACAGCACCTGTAGCTGGAGCAGAAGTTACCAAGGCATCTCCTTGAGTAAAACTTTGAGTGAAGCTGAAGCTTTCACCTGCTGTAGCCTGAACAGCTGAGAGTGTAGGTATTGAACCTACTCCTGATGTAACTGTTAAAGCACCAATAGAGTTTGTAGCTGATCCACCGTCAGGTGTGTACTGAGTTGTTACGTTGTTTCCTGAAACGCTATAAGAGGTTCCTACTCTTTCTACATTCGTTGCAGCAGCATTTACCTGGAGCTGAACACTACTAGTTAACTTATGAGTAATATCTGCCTTTACTGGGGCTGCAAACAACAGAAGAAAAGGGAGTATCTTCCACATGATGTTTAAGTATAAATATTCATAAGTCTACCACCACCATAAACAGAAATTCTGTATCAAAAATTGATGCCTGTAGACTATTTTTATATACAAATTTAGATATGTCTTGTACAAAAGATCACAAAGAAGGAGTAGAGCCTAAGAAGAAAGGACCTCTCGGTAAACTTAAAGAAAGTCTTGATGATAAAGAAGAGCAACTAGAGATTCTAGGAACCTTTATCCGGCTGGGTGTAATGGTCTGGGCCGGTTTCATAATTTCTTTGAACTACATCACTTTTCCAGGGTTAGCAAAAGATGGTGGACCCAAGGACATCACTTTCATAGCCAGCGTTTTTACGGGATGTCTAGCCACATTTTCTGTAGATGTAGGTAAGAAAAAGAAAGATGGTAAAGATAAAGAAAATCTACCATCTGCTGTACCTACTCAGACTATAAGAATCGAACAGGCACCAATAAAGATTGTTACTAGTGACAAATAGTGTTAGTAATTAGTTAGTGACTTTTAATTATGGAAAATTTAATCGCAGATTTTAAAAAACAATTACAAGATCAACGAGTGGAACTTGGTACAAATATTAAGAATGGTGAGGAAAACTTAATTCGTACAAAGGAATCTTACTTAAAAGTTGAAGGTGCTCTCGAACTTATTGGTATCATTGAATCCAAGATGGCAGAACAGGCTAAAGATGAAGCCGTTGCAGAAGTGGTGGGTAGTAGCTGATGACTGATGAGTTCACAAAAGGTCGTTTTAAAGCTTTGGCATTAGTGTCTCAGTTTCTTAAATGTCCCTCTCGTGAACTACTTCTTGAGTCAATTTATAAAGATATAAAGGAAGAAGATCTCCGTTGGGTGACAGATAGATTTCACTATTACACTCTTCGATTGTTAGAAGATGTTGAAGAAAAAATAAAGCATCCTAGAGAATCCAGTAATAACTAGATAAGGAAAATGTATGCACATTAGGGTTGACCTAATGAAGCATGAGTGCCCATGTTCCATACGGAAAATGAACTATTACAAAACCTTATTGTTACCAGTCCAAAGAGTGCGAGAAAAAAATTTAGAGAAAGTATTTTTGAATCGTGGGGATGGAAATGTATGTATTGTGA